ACATAGCCATAACGCAGTCTGTTGCGTTGCGAGTGTCTGGTTTCCAAGTAATCAACTGTTGGATTAGTGACTTAAGACCCTCACTACCCTCAGTGCTTGGTAATTCTATTAAGTTGTTATCTTGGAATCTGCCATCACGGGTACTTCCAAATAGTGAAGACATTGAAGCCACACCAAATCCTGTATCCCACTTGTTCTTGCCAGTAAAGTGTGAGTTCAGTTGGCAACCGTGGGCAGCAAGCCAATTACGTAATTCATCATCTAGGGCGTAAGCCTTTTGGTGAGCGTTAATTTCAATACGCAACTCTTGTGGCTTGTACTTGGTAACCCACTCTTCCATCAGAGTTCTAATCTTCTGAGGTGTTGGGTCAGTCATATTGACGCAATCTAAGATATAGATTCGCCCGTCAGCCTTGTTGTAAGTTGCAATTACCGCAGCGGTGTTACCAGTCATTGCTGGGTCAAGACCCATAACTGTAAAACCCTCAACTGCTTTAGGATGACCTGGAGTACCAGGCTTTAGTGGTCCACGCTTTCGCATTCCGTTGACGGAACCTTGCACTGTGGCTGGGGGGAAGATTGCGTCTTCAACGACATCTTCTTGTTGGTAGACCATAGCCCAGACACTCGGAGCAACTTCAGACCGCCTTGTAAATAGCGAGGGTCCATCCCATTTAGGATAAAGTCCGTCAGCATCTGGTTCGTCCTGCTCGCCCTCTGGTCTATCGGTCTTAGCCCAAAGTGTTTTCCAATTGGCAGGTTTCTCATCAAATTCTAAAACCGCTGGCATTGCAGCGTAGGTGAATGGAGATTTACCGCCAGTCCAGTTTGAACCGTCCCTCATCTGTTTGTATAAATCCACTGGGGCAACACGGGTTCCTACGATAATAAGTTTGCCGTGTCGTCCCAGACGTGTGATAACTTCTTTCTGAAGCCATTCAATTTGCTTTTCCCATTCGTGGGCGTTTGAGTTCATCACAACGTCATCTAGGATAATCAGGTCGGCACGAGCGCCGTAAATCTGGGAACCAAATCCCAGGGCTTGAACCGTAGGGTCCTTTTCGCCCGAATCGCGTCCTGAGCCTAGATAAATCATATCTGCTGACCAAGTAGGTGAATCAGCCTTGTAACCGCCATTAGGTCCAAACGCCGTCTGGAGTTTAATCCAAGATGGGTGGGATAGGCGGGTCTTGATGGCACTTAAAAATTTTCTAGCCATACCCTGCGTTTTAGAAACAATAATGATTCTTACGTTAGGTTCTGTGGCTATGCGGTAGGTCACATAGTTGATTGTGATAACCGTTGACTTGGCGTGCTCAGGTGGCACGTTGATTAAGACGCGGTTTGATGCCCCTGGCTCATAGGTCATACTTGGGTGAAGCCAGCGTGGTTCCCGACCCTCAATCAGGTCAATCCAGTTCAACTGGTGAGGGAACAACTTGGTGTCTAAGAACTGCTCAGAGAACTCAGGAAAGGAAATATCCTTTAGGTTGGCAAGTTCAGCCTTGACCCCTTTACCCGCTAGGCGGGCTTTGTCGGATGCTTCCTTGAACTCAGGGGAGTTCATCACCCATTGGCGAAAGGTTACCTCGTTGCGGTTGACGGCAGTCATAGCCGCTGAGATGGTACTACCTTGCTCTAGTAAGGCTAAGACTTTCTTTTGGGCTTCGCCCTTTGGTAAATCTACTTTGCCTGGCTTACGTCCCATTGTGCTCCTTTAATCGCGCCCCAGGAGGAATTGAACCTCTACCTCAAGGTACGTAACCTTGCGTTCTGTCCATTGAACTATGAGGCTATGCTGAATAGTTACTTCAATACGTAGGCTGAAAGCCATTCGGGATTCGATGCCCTACTTCTGGATGATTGAGTCCAGCGTGCTTGCCACATCACTATGACGTACCTTTTCACCCTAGATTAGGTATTCAACTTTCTGCGAGAGGTCTCAGCCCCTAGTCCAGGTCCAGCAATTCTATTAAGTTATACCTACCGTTAAAACCCATATATAACGCACCTGTTAAACGGCAGAATATCCCCATATAAGTATATATTATATATTATTATATATAGGAGTTTGCGTAGTTCAAACGGAGCAAACTCCGTAATAGATATATAAATATCTATACATATAAGATAACCTGTTCAAATCGTAAAACCGAACACTTAAGACATAAATATTTTATATAAGTCGCCCATTGGCGACAAAAGTCCTGGTCAGAGTATATATATGGGGCTATATAACAGAAAAATAATTCCTGACTATATCTATATATAAGTGACCGAATTTAATCAATGCCCCCTCAAAAGTTTCACGGGGGCTATGTCTGCAACCCTCTACCTCTACTTGAGGTTGATACTTACTTAAGACGTATAGATATATAAATGATATATGAGTTAATAATCGGGAATTCTGGCAAGGAATAAACTTACGAACATTTGTTCGGTTAGTTACTCTCCCCCCGTAGTATCTCGCCCCCCGTAAATATATCTTGACGTCAAGAGATTGAATCCAAAAGTAGATGTGATGGGAATTACTCTTCTAAATGCTTGACTTATCGGGGAAGATATGGTAAGCCCTAAAATGTCCGATTTATCCCTTATCCGAGAATATGATGCAACTCACAAGAAATATGCTTGACTACGCCTGAAAGGTATGGAATTATTCAGGTATTGGTTAAGGATAAGCCTTAGCCACTTAAGACAGGAGATAGCAAAATGGATTCAGTTCTTACCTACAAGGGATACCAAATCTTTCAAGATTCAGACGGCTCTTACTTTCTAAATGGATTGAATGGATTGGGACAGCCTAAGAAAATCTCTTTCACCAATCCTTTTGAGATGGCTCAATGGATTGATTCAGAATTGAAGAATCGCTACGGATTGGGACGATAAGCAAGGAAAGCCTCTTTACCTTTAGGGTTACGGATTCACAATCCGAGAGAGGCACTAGGCAGGGGACAAGCCCCCGCCTTAAGACAGGAGACAAGCAAATGAACACAGCAACAATCCAAAAGGCAGAGGCTCTTTCTGCCGTAGTTGCAAAACTTGAACAGGCTCACGATTTAATACGTGAAGAGACAGGCGCACCACGCGCTACCCTAGTAATCGCCCGCGATACCAAAAACAAGGCGGGGCATTTCACCCAGTACGAGGCGTGGAACAATGGCGAACAGGGATTCCACGAGATTTTGATTTCTGCCGATTGGTTCAAGAATGGCGCAGAGTTCGTCTTAGATACCTTAATCCACGAGACCGCGCACAGCATAAACTTTCAATCTAAGATTAAGGATTGCACCCGCGAGGGCTATCACAACAAGGATTTCAAGAAGACCGCGGAGGCGTTAGGTCTTAAGGCAGAACAGAGCAAGCGAGGCGGATTCAATCAAACAAGCCTAACCCCTGAGGGTAAGGAAAGATGGGCAGAGGCTCTTTCAATCGTAGAAGAGGCAATCGCACTCGTGGCAATCCCAACAAGCAACAAGCCAAAAGGCAGAAATAAGAATTTGGGCGTGGCTAGTTGCCCAAATTGCGGGGAGAAAATCCGCCTAAGCCGTAAGGCGTTTGAGAATTGCAAGCCGATTTGTGGGGAATGCCTCGTAGATTTCAAGATGGCAGAAGATGAAGAAGAGGGAGAGGAGTAAGACTTAAGGCGGGACAGCCCCCGCACCCGTAAAGCGGGCGCAGGTTCAAGACCTAGCGGGGGCACTAGTAAGGGACAAGCCCTTACAACTTAAGACAGGAGAAAAGCAAATGCCTAAGTATGAAATCAAGATGAAGATTGACTTCATTGGAACGATTGAAGCAGAGAGCGAAGCAGAGGCGGAAGAGTTAGCGTGGACAAAATGGGGCGAAACAGCAGACGCAGAAATTCAATATGACGGGGTTTATTCCATAGATGTTCAAGATGTAACCTGCGCGGGTGGTTGCGGGGAATCAGAAGACGATTGCGAATGTGAAGAAGAGGAAGACGAAGAGGAAGACGAAGAAGAATAAAGTCTTAAGACACAACTAAATAAATGTGGTGCAAATCATAGCCTCAAATCCTTGACGGGGACACGCTAAGCGAGATAGCATTGAGGCACGAGGTTAGGAAAAGCCTAACCCAAAACAGACAGGAAGAAAAAGAAATGGAACTAATCAGCGAACTAGCAATTGATAAGTGGGGCATTTGGATTGATACATATTTCTTTGATATGTATATTCACACTCGCACATTCATCACCGCACTAATTGTAATCGTAATCCTACGAGGTCGCAAGGTTCTAAAAGATAAGAGACGCAAGTCTTAAGACAGAAGTAAGACAGCCTCCGCGCTATAGGCTACGGGTTCACAATCCAACGGAGGCACTAGGTAAGGACAAGCCTTGCCTTAAGACAGGAGAAATATTATGTTAATTAAAATCAATACCGACAACGATACAAACGGAAACCCTCGCAGAGGGTGGCTACGAACAACCTCAGCGGGGCAGGTGCTGGGCTGGATTGAGGAGGGCTATCTCGGACGAGGTGCGATTGATGGTTATGATGACGGAGAAAGTCCCGCCATCTATGTTAAACCAAAAGAATACAAGAGACTTAGCAAGTGGGGCAATGATATAGAAGCAAGTCTTAAGGCAGACAAATGATAGTTAAGTGTAATGATTGCGAAGCGTTCGCAGTTGTAAGTCTCGCGCCTTATGGCGCAAGTTATATGGCGGAGATTGATTGCGTAGGGTGCGGAGTATCTTACGATACCAACTTATCAGATGAAGATATTGAATACTTAAGACAGGAGAATTAAAATGGCACAAGATTATTGCGGAGATTGTGGGCAAGTTGAATGGCTATGTATCTGCCAACCATATTGCGGAGACCACCTCGTTCCTATCGGGCAATGCAGTTGCAAGCCTTAAGACGTGAGACGCAAATCATAATTAAAATCCTTGACTTAACAACGGGCGAGGAATACCTTTAGATAGTAAGCACAACAACGAACAGGAGCAAAACAAAATGGCAACAATTAAATTTGAAGTAGATGACGTAGAACTTTGGAGTTCGGTCTTTGGTTCTAGCCCGTTTAGTTTCGGAGACCATTTCACAGAGTGCGACTACCTCAATGGCGCAGACTGGGACAAGCCAGGACGCGTAAAGATTTCGGGCATTGACGAGAACGAGCAAGAAGTAACCAAGACTATTGGGATTAGGGACTTAGCAAAAGCCCTACCAATTGCAAACAAGCAAGTGTATATGGATTTATTTAACTTTGATAATTACGACAGCATATGTGCAGACGCAGTGCTACAGGTTGCACTATTTGGCAAGGTTATCTACGGATAATAACTACTTAAGACAGGAGAAAAACAAATGGCAATTGTATTAATGGCTGGGCTAGTAGCCTTGCTAGGTGCAGGACTTGAACAAATCTTTTACAACTTAGGACAGGAGAAATAAATGCACGCAAGATGTGGGGAGTTAGTATCTTTTGTAGATGTTAGCGAGGGATACTACGCACAATGCCCTAAATGTGATGAGGACTTATATTCATTTGAAGTAATAGAACAGGAGAAATAAAATGATGGGATACACAGAAGACGACATTGATACATTTCGTGGTGTGTTGATGAACGTATGGGCAAGCGGAGTATGCAACGATAAGCAGAAGCAAGTGCTAATGGAACTAAATGGTTTCTTAGATGGGCTAGTAGTGGAGGGAAGAATATGAAAGTAAGACGCGTAGTTGAATTGCTTTATCAAACTTACGACCCTGAGCAGGAGATTATGGCAGTGTGGTGGGGCAGTGAATCTTTTGAGACTAAAGCAGGGGCGTGGAATATAGCAGTCAAACTCTTTGATGATTGCCAATATATGCCTAAAGATATGTCGGACTTTGTTAGTGACTTAGTAGTGGACGCAGAGGCACAGATAGAACGCGAGGAAGACGCACGACTTAAGGCAGAACTAGCAATTGATACTTACTTGCACGACCTAGCAGAACAGAGGTTAGAACAATGAGCGAAGAGATGTGCGAGGTATGCGACACAGAACTGGACGAATGCGAATGCGTAGAGTGTGGTAGTTGTGGCGAGAAAGAAGAAGTGCACGAGATGTATCAAGGCAGATGTCGCAGATGTGAAGACGAGCAAATGGTTAGGAGTATTTGGTGAAGCGTTATCGTGTTGTGTATGAGACAAGGGGCGTGCGTGTAGTAGATGTATGGGTAGATGAGAAGAAACTACCTGAGAACTTTGAACTACAACACCCAAAGAAACAAGATGAAATCCTTTATGACTTACAACTTAAGTCAGAAGATATATGGCAAGACCAACACTACGGGGAGTGCGTAAATGTAATGCCCGTCCGAGAATTGAAAGCAGTGATATGAACCTAGAAAGTTTATTACGCCAGCCAGCGTGGATGAAGCAAGCCTTATGCACAAGTTCAGACCCTAACCTATGGTGCTATGAACGGATACATAAGAACGACAAGGCAAGACGCGAAGAGTTTGAAGAACAAGTCTTAAGACTGATGGTTGCTATTGACTATTGCAATCAATGTCCTGTGCGTAAGCAGTGCTTACAGATGGGCTTACAAAAGGAGAATATGGTGGGCGGTGTGGTCTATGGTGGGCTACTATACTCTGAGAGAGTGGCACTGACTGGTCATAGATACCACGCAAGCGCACGAGATGAAGCACCGATAAGAAATGCAGTTCGTAAAAAAGTTGCTAAGATAGTCTAATGAAAAAACTAGCAATAGTTTCGGCTCTCTTCCTCATTATCGCATTCATCATTCCTACCCCGCCACTTCCCAAAGAAGTCAAAGAGGTAGTGAAGATACAGATAAAGATACCGACAATTAAAGCAAGAACTAAAGCAACAATGGACGAGAAGAAAGCCAACCGCAAGATGGCACAAGAGTTTGCTTGGGCAGGATACGGGTGGCGTGGCAACAACTGGACTTGCATAGATAAACTATTCACAGCAGAGAGTAGGTTTGACCATCTAGCAGATAACCCTAAGTCAAGTGCTTATGGTATTGGTCAGGTCTTAAGTGAGAAGTCTAGCGACCCAGCAATACAGATACTCAGAGCGTATCAATATATTGAACACCGCTATAATGGGTCTCCGTGCAAGGCGTGGGTCTTCCACCTTAAGACTGGACATTACTGATGTTAGATTTACAAGGCAAACCTGTAATGGTATGCGTATGTGGTAGCAAGATGTGGCAACTAAATGTTATGTGGGATACAGAGACAAGGGCAGTAGGTTGGTATGACCTTAAGCAAACTTGTATTGTATGTGGCGCAATTGCTACCGCACCTACACCAATAGACGAGGAGATATAAATGATTAGATATAAATGTTTTGTGTGTAATGCAGAGTGTATACATCCAAACAATACTGGGAAAATAAATTACTTATGGGAATGGACAAAGGTCTGCTCAAAGGAATGCTTTATGGATATATGGATAGAACTGGAGGACGAGCGTGCCAAGTTACGATTACGAGTGTCCAGGTGAGGGTGAAAGAAAAGAACTAGAACTACCTATGAACCACGAGCGACCAAAGTGCGAGACTTGTGGGGCAGAGATGGTAAGAATATATACGGCAAACCCAGTCCACTTTAAGGGCTCAGGGTTTTACAAGACAGGGGGATAAGATGGAACATAAAGAATTGTTAGCAAAGATAGATGACTTGCACAACGCAAGTTCAGATATAGGCGCACCTGCAAATAAAACTTATAAAGGTATGTTGAAGTTTCAACAAGCCCTTCGTGCAGTAGTTGAATTATCTATAACTGCAATAAATGGCAAACCTAATACTGATTTTGGAATGGGTTATGCTGCTGCTTGCGAACGCATTATTCAGGCTATTGAAAAGGAGTTAAGATGAATTTAATATGGATAGTAATTTATATATGTGGTTATGTAGTTGCTTGGCGTGCAGCATTTATAATAATGTTAGAGGAAGTAAGTTGGGGTAAAGTTGAACCAATGGATATTATTATATCGTGCTTTTTTGCTACGCTTGCCTCAATCGTATATCCATTGTGGCTTATACCAATAACACTTTATCATTTACTTATTAAGAAAAATTTAGAGGCTTGGATTGAAAGGAACTATAAGTAATGTTTTTAATTTGTGTAGATTGTAAATGGCAATACTATTCAGAATACTTTGGTCAGTTTTTATTAGAGACAACACCTGACTGCCCAAGATGTGAAGGATTTATGGAAGGATTTAGAACACTATGATTGAACTAATTTGCCCTAAGTGTGGCAAAGTATTTGAACGACGGGGCGCAAGACGAGGCGGTAAGCCTTACTGCAATGAGTGTAAGGCTCACTCTTCTACGCCCTCTTCTTCAGGCTCAGGTATATCAACATCAACGAATGGTTTATGACCACCCAACTTACGGATTAATCTATTAATAGCG